GCTCAATTTCACCGAGATCCGCAACAGCAGTATTATCAGTTCCGCGGGCGAATATTTTGTGAGCATTGTCCGTCTCAATATGGACACATGGTATTTGCCACTCTACATTCCAAGCATTCAGATTGGACAAAGCAATGTAAATCAGACGAACTACTGGGTGACTCTCCAAGTTGGCGCTACATATTTTACTCAAAATGTGGTTTGGACTACTGAGAATCCAGATGCGCTGATTCCACCTGCACCAGTCACCCAGCAGCATATTTTGGATGATTACTACTATGGCAATTCTTACCAGCATCTCATCGGCCTGATTAACACCGCATTAAGGGCATGTGCCGGCTCTGTCGGTGCTGTGGCTGCTTTGACTGCTGCATTTAGCGCGCCTGCTGCTGGAGAGATTCCCTTCCCATTCATGCAGTATTCTGAATCACAGGTTGTTGGCAATATGTACGGTCTGCAAAAATACTACGACCAAGGTGTGACTGATATTGCTGGCACTGCTATTGTTACTAATCCTGCAAAAATATATTTTAACACCGCCCTTTATGCCGCATTCAATTCTCTCCCTGCCAAATTCAACCCAGTTAAGGACCCAGCTGCAAATGCCCTATATTCGGATTACGAACTCTCATTCGTATCTGGTTTTGGAATCAATATAGAAACTGCACTCCAATTAAGCCTGCCAGCGACGCCTGGCGCACCACCAGTTCCAGCCGCTGGAACATATGTAGCATGCCTTCAGCAATTCCCCACCCTCCGAAATCTCAATCCGGTCAGCACAATTGGTTTCACATCCACGCTCCTTCCAATCAATGCCACATTAATCAGCAAACCAAAACTTTACGGAGGATTAAGCGCAAATGCTGCAACCGGTTCCAACGCCAACGACAATATTAGCAATCTTTTGACCGATATTGTTCCGCAGCGAGTTTATGGCTACGAATCCAAAAACGTCAATTATGCACCGCAGGCCGAGTATCGTTTGATTGACTTGATTGGCATGAACCAGAGCATCAACCAAATTGATATTGCCGCGCTGTGGATTGATGTTTATGGCGGTCAGCACCAGATCCTTCTCATGCCTGGCTCATCCGCCACAATCAAATTGCTCTTTCGTCGCAAGGACTTTGAGGGCTATGACGTAAAACTTCAATGAGAGATTCATTTAGCAAATATTATTAAATTAAAATTATAATATAAAAAATATTTTATAATCTTATTATATAACATAGTTTAGAATGGCTGAATCCTCCGATTTTTCTACTGTCCTTTGCAAAGATGACCGCATTGCCAAAATTACTGACGCCGTCAAATACAGCGTGTTTAAGGGCGGTTCCAATGTGACCTTCGCACGCTACAAGGCCATCTCTGGTCTGGGTTCTGCGAATCCCACCTCCCTTGTCTTCAATTTGCAAGTGCCTAGCGAGCAGGTAGTCGTGGATCGTGCTGTTAAGATGGTCAGCACCTTCTCATTTGATGTCAGCGTGACTATGCCTGCCGATGTTGCCGCCGCTGGCCTTGTTGGTGCTCGTCCTTTTGACTACGGCAATACCTGCGCTCTTGGCCCTTACCCCATGCACTCCCTGTTTAGCAGCATGAACGTCACTATTAACAACAACAGCACTTCCGTCCAGCAGCAGCAGGTTTTGCCTTCTCTTATGCGTCTGTATGATGAGCGTGTGCATCAGCGCGCCGCTGGTGGCGCACCCAACACTTGGGACACTGCCGCTGACTACACCCAGCTCCTCAATGCCACTTCCAATCCCCTCGGTGGATTTGACAACGTTGCCGACACTGATATTCAGCCCCGTGGTTCTTGGTTTATCACCCAGACTCAGGCTGCATCTGCCACTCCTGCAGGAAATGATCTGATTGTAGCAGGCGCCAGTCCTGCTGGAGATAATGGAAAAGTGCGCACTATCACCATCACTGCCACTACTGAAGAGTATATCCAGGTTTCCCCCTTCATCTTTAACAAGACTTATCATGACCAGGGATTTTTGGGAATCCAAACGCTCAACATGCAGTTCCAGGTTGGAACTATTCAGCGCGTTTTTAGGTACTCTGGTTTCGCCAATAACGGTGTTGAAATCAATGCCGCCATCGCTCCATCAATTAGCAATCTTAGCATCCTCAACTCTGAACTGGTCTTCAATTTCCTTTCGCTCCATCCCAGCGATGTTCTCCCCAGCCGCAACGTTGTGCCTTATTATGACCTCCCTCTGTATCAGACCGCTTCAACTCTCACTCCTGCCCTTGTGCCCATGACTGGAGCAAATAATGTCACGGCTACAATCCAGACTTCCACCTTTTCTCTCAACCAGATTCCTGATAAGCTCATGATTTGGGTTGCTCCAAAGGCATTTGGCACCCAGACTTGTAAGGATGCTGATGCTTGGTGCGTGATTGACGGTATATCCATCCAGTTCAACAACTCTCAGGGTCTCCTGTCCAACTGCGACTCTTACGATCTCTGGAAGATGTCCGTGTCCGCTGGTTCCAATCAGTCTTGGTCTGAATGGTCCGGTCAATCACTTAAGGCATCTGCGGGTGCCGCTGCCACGCGCATTCGTATGTGCGGTTCGCTCCTTGTCCTTGATATGGCGAAGGATGTGCAGCTCAGTGACGATTTCCTCGCACCGGGTTCTATCGGCCAATACTCGTTGTCGCTGCAAATCCGTTTCAAGAACCCCTTCTCTACCAACGTCACTGCCCCTGTTTGCACCATCATGACTCTGAACTCCGGTCTTTGGGTCGTGGATCGTGGCCAGTCTTCGTCCTTTAGCGGCATTCTCACCAAGGCTCTCGTTTTGGATGCTTCTCAGAAGGATTCTGTTCCTCGTGAGATGGGTGAGCGCATCGTTGGTGGCGCACTTCATCGCACCGCCGCTTCTATGGGTCCCGTGATGGGTCACGCTGCTCCTGCCTTCTCTGGAATCACTGGCAACGCTAAATCATCTGGTCTGCAGGCTCGTTTTAAATAAATGGGGATAAGCAATGGTTTATAATTAAATTAAAATTATAATATAAAAAATATTTTATAATCTTATTATATAACATACTTTAGAATGTCCAACGCCTATTTGCTCAATCCTTCTACTCAGAAGATTCTACCCCAGTTTCTGACTACTTTCCCAGGGTCGCAGTATTCTGTTGTTTTTGCTGGCACCACTGCTGCATTGAATAACGTAACGCCTGTTAATAACGCTCTCGTTGGTTTGCTGGCGACTGATATTGCGCTCGGATCACTTGCCACTGTAGTTGGTGCAAACGGTAATGCTCCCTTTTCACTGCAATGCACTGCTGGCGTATTGATTGCCACTGGCGGTGGTGCTGCTCAAACTGGCACTGTCAGTTATGTCGTCATTCGCGCCAATCCTTAGATCAGAAAACCTACGGTTTTCCGAACCTTTCCCTTGGATTATGAGAGAAGCATAAATATATATTAAATAAATATATTTATATAAGCTATTTTAGGGAAAGGTTCGGAAAACCGCAGGTTTTCTGAAATGACTCAGATCAAATACGATGAACATTTAGAGCAATTGCTCAAAGACCAAGCCGAAATTTGCGAATCATTGAGCATCCTGCATCGTATGGCGTATGAGAAATACAATCGCTATTCCAACAGCATCAATCTCCCAGTCATTATCGGCTCATCCGCAATCGGCTTTGCAACCGGTGTGGATATTGGCTACGAAAAAATCAATATTGTCTTAGGCGTTGCATCCGTCATTATTGGATGCATTAAGGCGCTTGATTCCTATTTTCAACTCGCACAACGCTCTGAGCGTCATCGTCTCTGTTCGCTCCAATATTCGCAGATTTTTTCAAAAATTGCCATTGAACTTGCACTGGAACGTGAAGACAGAATTGAAGCCAAGGATGCTCTCGGGCTGATTAAAACAGACATCAAAAACATCCAAGAACTGTCACCCATCATCAGCGACGACATAATTGCCATGTATAAGGATAAGTATCCAAGAGGCCATGACCAAGAACCCAAGCGGCCCAACATCACGAATGGACTTTCGTGGGTGGTGGTAAATACTCCAGAAGACAAAGAAATACGCAGCCGACGAGTCACTCATGACTTGCACGTGTCTGCTGATTTGGTCATGGAACCTCCTATTGCAATAAGCGAAGCGGCTTCTAATTCTGTCGTCGTTGATGTTCCAGTGCCAATAAGCCAAGCGGAAGAAGTGGGTGTTGAAATGTAATATCCGTAAAACATTACCTTAAATAAATAAATAAATAAATACTATGTATAGTATTTATATAATGCCGTATTTTGTGAAAGAAGTTCGCAATGGATTCAAAGTATGCAAAAAAACGGATCCGGAACGCTGTTTTAGCAAAGCACCGCTCGCTGAAGATGTAGCTAAAAAACAGATGACTGCCATCAATATTTCTGAGCACGGCGGTGGCGAAGATGAATTGGCCGGCAGTGGAATCATCCTGAATGCCGGACTCTACACCCTAGGCCTCATCCCTTTCTTCCGCTGGTCTTCGCCTGTATTCAATTTTGTGCCCAATCCACGACTGCCATCTTTGAAAGACATGTTTGAAATGACCGAGGAATCCTATATAACCAATTTGGATGATTTGGATGAAGACGTCAATGGCTTTATGTTGCAAGAACGCGCCGAAACTTACAAAATTTATCGCAAAGCCGATGTCGTCGTCGTCGCCGTCCGCGGCACTGCAGGGTATAAGGACGTCAAAGCATGGACTCCTGTCGCCCTAGGCAATGTCCGCAGCACAGAACGCGTGGATCCTGACCTTCACGACATCCCGCTGGATCTCCAAGAGTACAAGGATGATGGGTGTATCATTTTTGGCACAGGCCATTCCCTCGCTGGCGTGATTCTGGATGACTTGCTGAAAAATGGCCATCTCACGCAGGTCGTTTCATTCAATCCAGCCGTGGAGCGCCAAATGCTCGGCAACAGCAACAATATCCGCTTCTATATGGATGGCGACCCATTGCTCAATATTATGGGCTGTCGTGCAAACAATGCCATCATTCTGGCGTATCAGGGCACATTTGATGTCCTCGCCGGACTGTTCAAGCCAAAGATTGTGGATGTGGATAAGCATTTCATCACCGCATTTGAGGGCCATTTACCGAGCAAATATCCGACTAAAATTGGCATTTATACTGCATCAGACGAAGCAGCCGCATTGCAAAAGGAAAATGTGGAAGGCAATAAGCAAAGCGATGACTGGGAGATGGTAGGGGGTCGTGCTATAGCTTTGACAGAAGAAGAGCAAGAGGAATTACGTAATTTAGATATTCACAGAGAAAATATAGCCCACGAAAATGCGGAACGGATACGTGTCCGAAATATCGCACGAGGTTGGTTGGATCATCCTCAATTCATCATAATACGACAACAAAATGCAGCAATAGACCGACTAGCGGGACAACTTTTTTATGCTCTTTCAATTGGTCAAGGCGTTGGAGAAGCTATAGATGATTTGGACGACGCTATGCATTTCTATTATGGAAATGGGCGAAGAAAACTGGTCGGCGGAATAACACAAGAAACTCCAGAGCAACGACGTGAAAGAGAACAAATGCAAAGAGAACAAGAACAGCTGGAACGTGACCGACGTATCCAAGCAGGAATTGATAGACAAAGAGCAGATTTAGCAAGACAAGCAGACCAAGATATACAAGAAATAATAGCTGCAAACAATCCTCGGCAGATGGAAATGCTTCGTAGAGCGCAAGAGGAACATGGCGCAAATTCTATAGCTGTTTGGAGAATGTTTGCACGAGAGTATGATTCTTCTCATTCTTCTGGGCGGGGGATAGTCGGCGGTATGGAGGGGCAACCCCCACCCAGAATTTGGGCGTTTGATAATGACCACGAACTAACTATGGATAGAACCCCAAGGGGGTTAAGAAACCATCAGAGATTAGTAGATGGGGATAGAATACCAGCAGGACTATTGGCAAGACTGACTAATGCGGATAATATTAGAAGGATTATTAGATTTGTCGCAACAATAGTATATCATCCAGCACACGGACCAGTCATAGATAATACCGCACAAATAGCAGCGTTAGAAGCGAGGTTAAGAGTAGTTGATCCACCCCCTCCACCCCCTATGAGAGACCCAAATGATAATCCAGAGTTTAGAGCAGAACGAGATCGGATGATAAATGAAAATAGATCAACAAGATCAATACCTCAACGAAAGGCAGAATCAGAGAGAGACGCACGGTTGAGGGAACAAAAAGAGAAAAGAGAAGGACCCCCAAGAAGAGGGGCTGGTCTCACAATGGTCGGCGGTGCAGACATGGGCGCTTCGCTTGGCGCTTCGCTTGGTGGCATCAAAGAGAATGTCGCCACCCCCCTAGACGACAGCGATATTCGCCACAATCTCGGCGCAAACGCAAAAATCCTCAAATACAATGAACTCGCCGGGATAAATTCCTTAGACGAATTGCTCCCAGGACGCAAGTCGTTTTGTGTCATTTTGTACCTAGACAGCGAACAAAGTGGCCACTGGGTTGCCGTCACGCGCAATGCATCCGGCGTCTATTTCTTTGACTCCTATGGTGGCGCCCCTGATTCGCAACTTCGCTGGGTTCCAGAAGCCACACGCGATTCGCTCGGCGTGGATGGCAACTATCTCACCACCATCCTGCGCACTGCAACGCAGCCGGTCTATTACAACAAACACGATTACCAGAGCGATAAGGATGGCGTGGCAACATGCGGACGCTGGTGCTGCCTTTTCATCAAGAAGGGCATGAACTGCGAAGATTTCTATTATTTTATCCAGCAACAAGAGAGAAAATACAAATTAAATGGCGACATGTTGGTGTCAAAATTGATGCCATACGATTAGGAATTAAATATGAATTTCTCTCATAAATACAAATGAACAATTCAGAAATTGCCAGATTGGTTCGTCCCATCTCGCTGGAGCAGGCGCTGGCTGATAAAGAGTCGCTCCGTCACCGCTTCCACCATGCCACACTCACTGCACTCAGCAACGCCGGGCTCAAATTCATTGACCACTTCACATTTGCACAACGTCTAGCCGTCCGCGGCAAGATGGACATGAACTTCTTTGACTTTTTTGCAAACTGGAAAACTCTTCGGGAGAGAAAATACATAAATAATCTTCTGGAATTCTATGATATGGATGAAAGTCCTAAAACAATTTATAAAATTTATAATTTGGCAATTAATAACGTGCATGCATTCCGCCCAGTTGTGGCTCTACAAATTTGTGACCGATTCAAACCAACCCATATCCTAGATCCATGCGCCGGCTGGGGTGGCCGCGCGCTCGCCGCGCATATCTACGGTGCCAAATACACCGGCTACGATTGCAACACTGACCTCACAACTGCATACGAAAAAATGTCCGAAGCGCTGGCCCCGAATATTCATTTGAATATCGGAGATTCTCTCCTGATTGACTACATAAAACTCAAAAAATACGATTGTGTCATGACATCACCACCTTATTACGACTTGGAGCGCTACGCTCACAACATGTGGTTCAAAAACGACGACGATATGGATGATCAGTTCTATTTTCCACTGTTTGACACATTAAGGAACCACCTGCAACCGGGGGGCTGGATTGTCCTCAGCATCAACCAGAAACTGTTTGACCGCGTGTTCAACATCCTCTACGGCCCACCTCACATCATCTTCCCCCTCGTAGCGCATAAGCGCAAATCATACATTGAATACATCTATGCATGGCAAAAATGAATATTAAGGAAAACAATATAAATAATTTCTCTCATTATCGTATAACTTAATAGAGAACTCGCCACTATGGAAAACGAACAATTGAAAGAATTGCACCGCATCAAAGGGGAAGCCCGCCGAATTTTGAAGGAAACAGCCTACAAAGAATCCAAACTCAAAGACAAACTCAATAAACTGGCACGCTACAATTCAGATCCAGAATATCGCACGCATGTTTTAGCAGTCGTCAAACGGCATCGGGACAAAAAACGCGCGGAACGTTTATTAAGCATGGCGGCAATCAAAAACGTCCAAACCGGGGAATCCCCCCCATCCGCCATTTAAGATATTTAGGCAAAACAATCTAAAAATAAAATATCACATTACATTATAGACCCATAAACTTCTATAATGCAAACCTCCTTCGCCATCAAGATGTCCGATGAAGACAGCCTTATGAATAAAATCAAACTCTTTGAAGTTGTTGATGTGGCCAGAATAAACACGCTGATTAAGAGTCCAACATTCACGGACATTTACCCATCCGTGATTGAAAAGCGCGAGTGTCGCACCGTGTTCGCCGCTCCATCATTGCAGTTAAACGCTTATGCGCAAAACTACATGAAAAAATACGACGCCATCCCAGTGGAATATTCACGTGGAAAATCCAAACTCGGCCGCGTCTATCCCAAGGGTTCGCTCGGATTGTGTAGCATCCCGCGTGTCGTTCGCAATACACTCATTCGCAATCATTACTACGATTTTGATATTAAAAAATGCCATCCTTCGCTGCTCCGTGCCATCCTTATGACAAATGGAATTGATGTCAGCAAATTTCGCAGATTCAATACGTATTGCACCCAAGCCGATGCGTTCATAAATGATGTGTGCGAGCTGGGCGTCAGCAAAGCTCAGGCCAAGAAATTTTTCAACAGTATAATATGCGGTGGGACATTTAACAGCTGGTGCAATGAGAGCAATATTGTCATTGAAGCCATTGCAGACAACGGCGAATTGGTTGAGCATATGGAAACTTACGAAACTAACATCAAAGACATCACCACCCTGCTGATTGAGCATAACACCGAGTCATTCCAGAAGCACTGCGATGTGTATAGGAAGGAAAAGAAGGACAAAAAAAATGAACGTGGCTCATTTGTGGCAACGATGATGCAGGAGTGGGAACTCCGGTTAGTGAGTTCTGTCATGAACTGGGTGATGAACAAGACTGATATTAGCCGTCACTATCTCAAAGACGGCACCCCTTACCATATCGCATCCTATCAGTTTGACGGAATGCAATTCCTCAAAGAACGCATTGATGCCCACGCGGGTGGCATTCATGGCTTTTTGGAAGAATTAAACCAAATCACTGGCGAACTAACCGGTCTGGAAGACATTGAATGGGTTTGCAAGCCAATGGATGAGTTCAATGAAGCCTTTGCAAAAGAAGAAGCCGACGCAGAAATTGAACGCCATATGAAGGCTCAAACTGCTGAACGGATGACTGTGTCTGCGGAAAATCTGTATGAACAAATGAAAGCCGAGTTTGAGAAGAACCACTGCAAAATCATCCATCAGGGCGTCTATATTGAATCTACGCGTGATGGCAACTTTATTCGCAAGCAGCACCAGATGCAGGAGATGTATTTGCACATGTCGTATCGCAAAGACAAGAATGGCGAGAACGCTCCATTCATTTTTGAGTGGCTGAAAGATCCAACCATCCGTGCGTATCAAACCATGGAAACTTATCCAAACGCTGCGCTTTGTCCAAAGGACTGCTTCAATCTGTGGCGACCATTTGAAATGGAGTTCGTCACCAAATGGACTGAAGACAAAGAAGGCCTCGCATTCATCCTCAACCATATTCGCATCATCTGCGGAAATGACGATTTGGCGTTTAATCAAGTCATTAAGTGGCTTGCACACATGATTCAACAGCCAGACCAGAAATCCTTCATGCCGCAGTTCATCTCCGAGCCAGGCGCCGGCAAAACCACCGTATATGAATTGCTGGAAAAGATGTTTGGCGAAGGTAAATGTTTATTAACAAACACTCCAGGCGTGGATGTCTGGGGCCAGTTCAATTCCCTGATGGCTGGAAAGTTCCTCGTCTGCATTGATGACCCAGAAATTTTGGACCAAAATTTTCATGAACAAATGAAGGGCTTGATTTTGGGCAAAACCTTACGAATCCAGAAAAAGGGCCTTGATTCCATCGTGGATAAATCACACATTCATATTATGACTGCAACCAATCAACTGAATGGCATCATGCGTGAGTCTAAGGATGAGCGCCGAACCCTAACCATCCGCTCATCCGATGAACTGATTGGCAACCTAGACTACTTTGCAAAACTCCGAACCCATATTGACAACATCAATGCCGTCAGGACGTTTTATGAGTATTTGAAAACGCTGCCTGATGTTCCGGTCATATACCAATTACCACAGAAAACAGAGTATCAATTGCAAATAACATGCATATCTGAAAAACCGATTATTCGCTGGCTGAAAGAGTTTGTGAAAATGGCCATTGCTGACCGAAAAGAGATGTTTGAACGCATTGCCAATGGCAACCCTGCAACCGAAACAATTCCAGAAGGTGACCATATCTTTGAATTGTCAAGCAATGAAGCCCATTCCATGTATAACGACTTCTGCAAAGCCAACAACATGAAACATGGCGGCAGTGTCGTGCAATTTGGCGTCTCATTATTCACACTGGGCTACAAGGATGCAATTGCAACTAAAAGCACAAAGACGTGCAAAAACAAACTCTTCAACATTTCCAAACTCACTCAAGTCTTTGAAGCGAAGGGATGGTAGGTGTCGGGGGTGTCGGGGTTGTCGGTTTCGGGTTGTTCCAACCACTCCGCCTATAGGAAAACCTTTTTATTTATATATCTCTTTTTCCTGGAATGAGAAATATTTCTTTTTCCTGTACTCTACTACTTTACTCTACCCGACACCCATCACCAGACACCATATAAAAAAGAAGGCAGGCAGGGGGGGAGGAATCAGCCAGAAGGCGCGCGCATTTATGCATTATCAAAACAATTTAAATGTTTTGCTATGTTATAGACCATTATTAAGGGAGAACGCAGCAGGAATGGACCAGCAATTCACGGAAAACGCATTCAGGTGCGCATATTTTCAACCCAAAGAAAGCGAGCGCATCATTATGCACATCAAAGATGCGCGACGACATGAGGACGGACTGACATGTATGCATTGCGATCATCCGGTGATTGCATGCAAGGGGATGAAAAACATTCATCACTTTAGGCACAAGGCAAACACGTCGGATTGCATCAAAATGCGAAATGGGAATGAAGGGATGACAGCGGAGCATATCAATGCACAAACCAAGATGCTGAGGTTGTGGGACGATGAAAGCTGTCATAAGTTGTTGATTGAGCAGCATTTTTGTGACTGCAGTGGCAACGTCATCAATTTGATGGATTTTCGGTGTGATGGAAACGTTATGGTGGCTGAATACAATCAAAAACACAATGACCGCCGTATTTCATGGGATTTGGCCATTCTCTCATTGCACGGTGCCTTCATCTTTGGAATTGAGATTGAGAAGACGAACCGGACACGCGAGACCAGCCGACCTGACACCGAGGATTGGTGCGAAGTGCTGGCATCAGATGTCAATAATTGCAAATCAAACGATATATTACAGTGCAAACGAGTGCGTGCCCTTATATGCGAATTTTGTCTATTCATATTGAGACGCAAACATGAGCGGTTGGAACAAGCGCGACGCTTTGAAATTTGCACTCGTCTCAAATTGGAACAAATTGAATTGAACAAGAAGAGAGAAAAGGCACGGCTGGATAATTGCCCATGCGTACATTTGGACAGTCGCCATCGTTGCATTGAACATGATGTTCGTGGATTTTTGTGATCACAAAAAAAAAGGACGCCCCTGTCCTGAATTCATTTTGTTTTTTTCATTCCTCGTCTTCCTCGTCTTCCTCGTCTTCGGATTCCTCGTCTTCCTCGTCTTCGTCTTCCTCCCACGCCTTGACCTGACTTACCTTAATCTTCCTTGAATTGCACAACAGCGTCAATTTGCTCAATCTGGGCTTGGAATCCTTCGTCATTGACTTCCCACTCACCATTCAGCGCCATTACGGCATCACAGCGGAGCATCTTGACGAGTTCTTTGAGTTTTTCGTTCTCCTGTTTCAGTGCTTTGTTCTTTGCCTGGTATTTTTCCACTGCTCTGTTTGCAGTGTCAATAACGCCGCATTGCATATTGGCAAGCAGTCGGTTGATGTCATTGTTGCTCATCGTGTCTCTGTTTGAAACGCTGCTGACCTAAGATGCAGTTCCAAACCCAATTCAATTTTTTCCAAAAAGCGCAGCGACTGACAAAAAAAATGAGGACTTACCCAGCCTCGTTCATATCATCGTTCAGATGATGCGAATGAACTTCAACCCATCTCGTTCAGTCTCCTTGATGAAGCCTGCGTTTCTGTCTCAAAATAAACCTGCATCTCATCCTCATCTTCGTCTTCGGCTGGATCCGCTTTCGCATCTTCTCGGCATTCGTCGCAGTAGTAGTATTCCTGTCCGTCTTTCAAATCTTCTTCTTCCACCGTGCAGGGTTTCGTCATATAGCAGGAGTTGCACTCGGCGGTGACATGGTCTTCGCTCTCGTCGTCGTCATCGCCATAGTCATGCTTGTTCAGTTCATGCAGCTGGCTTTCAGTCAGCAAATCAACAATGAAAGAGGTTCTTTCCTCCTGTGCAGCCAGTTGCTCTTTCAATTTTTTGACCTCTGCATATCTCTCTTCGCTTCTTTTGTCTTGTTCTTTGCACCAGGCAATTGTCTCACGAAGTTCGTGTTCTTTTTTCTCTTGGATTTCGCTTTGCTGGTCTGCCCATTGCAGAACTTCCTCTTTGTTCTTGAATTGTTTGGCTCTGAGTTTGTAATACGTCTGATCGTGTCCGGACATCGTTGTTGTGAAACGCTGATGAGAGAAAGGCAACCCAAAAAGCAATTCAATTTTTTTTGAAACATATGGAAAATTGAATTGACATCTGGTCGCATTTTTTTTCCATATTGGCCACATGTCAAATCGCAGCGGCATCGGATGTCAATCTGGATTTCCATATGTTTCAAAAAAAATTGAAAGCAAAAACTGAATTGCTTTTGTCTCAGCAGCGTTTCAGAACAACAACAAGAACGAACAATATGATCAAAACTGCGAGAACCATGACCTGCTCAATTTGCCACGACACCGGACACAATAAGAGGAGTTGCATCCGTCGCAACTGCCGCGACATCATTGAAGACATCGTTTCATCTGCAGTCCAAATTGCTGATGAAAAGAAAATGGACGAATTTGGAAAATGCGAGGATTGCAACCGCGTCCTTTACGAAAGCGTGCATATCTTCTGCTATGCCCACAAAGACAACGAAGACATGACGCTCTGCCATCAATGCGGCGAAGATTGGGACCACAAAGCCGAAGGCTGGACACGCGACGACGACGACGACGAAGACGAGAGCGAAGAAGAGGAGAGCGAAGAAGAAGATGAGAACGACGACGACGAAATCGCATTCCACTGCGCGCAATGCAACAAAGCAATCATCTGCAACAGCGAAGAACATGACGAATGCTGGACGATGGACGATGAAGACTGGTTCTGTGGTGAATGCAAACAATACTTCAGCGAATGTGAAGATTGCCAAAATGCTATGCGCATTGATGCGTTGAACACATTTGAAAACAAGCATTATTGCGATGATTGCCTCACACCTGAGATGGTGGCGAAGATGAACAGCGAAGAGGAGAGCGAGGCAGTGGCTGCTCCCGCTCCCTATACAAAAGAACAACAAAAATCCGCTGCTTTGATGTCAGCAGAAGATGCTCTGCGACGCTTGGAGGGCATACAATGGTTGCAACCCAAAGCTCCCGAGCAAAGTCCTGAAGAAATCAACGCACATTTGAGAGAATTCATTCAAAAGCAACGCAAAAAATTGGACGATATGGAAGAAGAGATGGCCGAAAAAGATGCTGAGATTGCCAGACTGACTTTGGCACTGATTTCCAGCGATGAGATTCAGACCGCTTTGGGCAATGCTGTCAGGGCCGCTCGGGACGAACAAGAAGCAAAAGAAGAAAAACGAATGGACGAGTTCATGGAATGGCAGATGGATTTGTTCAAGCAATACGAAGCCAAACAAATCACACACGCACAGGGAATGAGAATGATGAAGGAACTTTATCCGGAATTCACGCCTGATGACAAAGAAGGCGAAGATTCCTTTACGGAAAAAGATGCTGAGCTGAAAGTTGTTCGCGAGATTGTCCAATGCAAGCGCCCAAATGCCGAACTGGAATTTGGAGAGGACGGTTCAGCTCTGCGCTTCATCTTTGCAGATGGCAGAATGCAAATTTACAAAATCACACCTGATGTTTTGCAGGAAATTGGCGAAGAAAGATTGGATGCGTATTTTGAATACGATGCACGTGAAGGCTCAACTGGCACACTGAGCAACCGCTGGGCAGAATTCCACCCGTTGTCAGTGCGCGATGTCATGAATCAGGAGCATTATCGTGGCAAATAAGAAAAAAACAGAGGCAGGGTAAGACCTCATTTTTTTATGCAATTTGAACATAAAAATAACATATAGCAATTGTATATAGAATGAACATTAAGCAACGTGAAGAACAAATCCCTGAAGACGAGTTTAGATCATTGAATGATATGCTAAGCAAAATCACGGTGCGACTCGTCTCAAGCGCACCACGAGGAGGGTTTGGCACGCACCGCAGCATGACATTTGGGCTGACGCGGCATCGTTATAAGGGACGAGAACTGCGGCCATCATGGGCATCGCTCAAATATCCGGAAATGCATAAGGAAATTTTCCGATTGGGTGAATTATATTGCCCGCACCCATTTACGAGTATCCATTTGAACAGCAACGTGACATGTCCGCCGCACGTGGATGGCAACAACAATGGTGAGAGCACAGTGGTAAGTTTTGGAGATTATGCAGGTGGAAATCTGGTGGTGGAAGGCATTCAATACGATGCTTATTGCAAGCCAATCACATTTGATGGGAATGTGCTAAAACATTGGAACACGCCTAATCTGGTTGGAAATAAGTACAGTTTAGTGTATTATAACACGGTTGAATAAATATAAAGAATTTCTCTCATCTTAGTATATTAAGAAAGAGGTTAAGCACAAAATGAAAGACCACGTCCGCGAATATTACTTTAGGAACCAGACCAGATTGGAACAGATGCGACGTGATGCGATTGCATCCATTCCGTGCCAGCGTCCGCTGCATAAGATGTTCATGACATGCGAATGTGGTGCGACCATTGGTGTCAAGAACATAATTCAGCACTACATGAGCAGTAAGCACCGTTCGGTTTGTGGCGACATTCATCCAATGGTTGGAACTATAATTGGAGAGAATTGAATTGTTAATTAATAAAAATCCAATTATTATATAAAAAAATAATATCATTGTTTTTATATAACGATTAAATGGCAGATTTTGTGGAAGACTATTTTGATGAGTTTGCAAGTGTTCGCGCGAAGATGTATGCGCTGAACAAGGCGCATATTATCAATACGAGCGATGAAGCGGATGTGCCGTATGTAGGCACGAGTGGAGAACCGATGCCGAGTCGGCCTGTCACCACACTGTCACCGGCTGCCTTCTCCTTTACCGGAATGAGTATTGGGAGCAACAACAAGCACAGCATATTGGGGTTGAAAGGTGGTGCAAAGCGGACTGTGAATGTGATGCTGGATGATGAGACGCCGTCGTTCTATAGCAACAACCAGACCGGCGGCTTTGCTGACAAAGCAGTGGAAGATGAACTGATGGGAGGATCACACTGTGGCTGCGGTGGTGCGCAGTTCCGCGCTAGGACGGATACAGGGTTGCTTCCGCGTGGATTCATCAACAAGACGAGCATCCAGAGTGGTGGATTTGAGTCCATCAATCATCTGGTGCCGAATTATCGTAACAGTGGCAGCAACCTGAATGCGATTGGAGAAGCCGCAACATTGGGATACGGACATGAAGGCATCAGCAGCAGCAGCACGAACTCGGCAATGAACGTGATGATTTTGCAGGACCCGTATGATAAGAGTGTGCCAGCGTACAACCCGACACGGATATTCTCGCCTACGGCAGCGTATGATATGACGCCGTCGGATTTCAAAGGAGTGCATGGTGGTGTCAAACACATGATTGGGTTGCCATTCAAAATGCCAACAATGGAAACACTGCCAGTGATGCCACCAAGCGAAGCGGAGATGGAGGGTGAAGGGTATGGAATGAAGGGAGGAGTATTAACGGCAGCAGAGGCAATATTAGAACAGCGATCACTAGACGAAATAGAGCATGTATTAGCACATCCTGAAAAATATAACCTAACGAAGGGACAAATAGAAGAGTTACGTGATTTTCAGATGTATGGAGGACCAGTCGTAAATGGAGTTTATATTGGCGGACCATTATATCCTGCCTGGGCGGCCTGGAAAAAACGTGCTGGATATATTGACTCATCCAAAACATGCAAATCTGATGATAAAAAATGTGGCCCCCCACCACCCCCAGCACCACCATCTGCCCCAATGGTGCCTGTCGGAGCAGGAAGAGCCAAACCAATGCCTGAATCTGAACCTGAAAACGACGAAGACCTAAAAAAAGCGCTGCGCGGGATGGGTCTGCCCGCGCAATAAATGCGGCCCAAAGCGAAGTATCTCTAAGTGGCGGGCGCGATCCAACACCCAAAGATGAAATTAGCAATTATCCATTTGTCAATGGAGACAAGTTCAAAGAGTCAGGAGTCAGCCTGGCTGGAATCATGAAGTCGTATGACAAAATCAATAAAGTTGGTCAAGCGCTCGTGAAGGCGCGTCAAGGAGATGTGGGCGATGCAGTTGATATGGCTGGTGATGCACTGGCATACATTCTGGAAAAGACCGGAGTAACCACCAATGAAGAAACCACGCTTTACAACCAACTGTATAATGGTAAGCCGCCAACGAATTTGAGCCAGACATTTGGTGCGCTGCAGCCGTTCCAATATTACGAGGGTGCCTTTCGCATCAGCGAAAACAAAGACTGGACTGGAAAGCATTACAACTGGGAATACAGCGGCCGGTCGCCGATTGATATTGCGGAGGAGGTGAAAGTGCATCCATATTGGGAATTTGATTTGGATTTTGGAATCTGGCGGATGAAAAAGGCGGTGGATGATGCGTATCCGTTCATGCTGTATCCCAAACAGTTTGTGAGTGAATTGAAAAACAAAGACTTTGATATGACGAAGATGTGGTGGTGGCGTGGGTCATGGGTGAAGTCGGCGGCGGACATAATGAGCGATGCAGGCGCAGCCGACAACAAGGACGACCCAACTGTGAAGTATTATGCCAACACGCTGTTTGGACAACAAAAGCCACGCGTTCTGGATATGGTGCGCAGAATAAATTCTGTAGTAGAACAAGAGTATGCCGCATTGAAAAAGAGTTACGATTTGCTGGAACAGGCGCTGATATTGCAAGTGGCCATCATGTATGCTGAGAAGACGGAACGTGATCCGGCGAAATACGTTGCTAATTGGAGCAAGATGGATGAAGCGGAGCGTTCAACGTATGCAAAGATTGAGAAGATGACGCCTGTGGATGAGAAGGTGGTGCCTCGTGCAGATTACTACAGCGATATTCGTGGACGCGTGAAAGACCGTGCGGATAAGCCGAGGGGTGAAGATGAGTTTGAACCGATTAAGTCGCGCGATGACTGGAGCAAGTTGTGGCGACGTGGATACGAACTGTACAAGAAGACGGTGGATGAGGAAGGTGCAGGTGGAATTGCGCGTTTGAGGGCGCAACTGGCTGCAGAAGCGTCAGCGGAAGTGGCCCCCAAAGTGGCTGCAAAGTTGCGTGCGGAGCAGGATGCCGCGGAGGAGAAGGGCATTGAGGAGAGCGATGACAGCGAGAGCCTGAAAGCGCTCAAACGAGAACTGCGGACGCTGCAAAAGATTGAAGTGAAGGATTTGACTGCGGAACAGAAGGCACGCAAGGTGAAACTCATGGAAGATATTGCGAAATTGGAGAATCCAGACGATGATGAACCACAGCCAGTAAGCGAAGCACCAGCACCCGCACCAGCACCAGCACCGCCAGCACCAGCACCAGCACCACCAGCACCAGCACCCATCAAAACTTTGCCAATAGAACCAGTGGTTGCCTCTGAGCAACAGGCAGTAGGTGGTGGATTGCTGCAAGACGTCAAAGACAAATTCAACAAGCACAAAGGAAAACTTGCAGTGGCAGCGGCGGCAGTAGCTGCAGCAGCGCTCGCAGCCAGTGCATATTCCAATTACAAAGAGGACAAAAAGCAAGAGGATGAAAAGAAAGGCTTTGATGAACGTAATGCAGCCAGAGGGAAACGGATGGAGGAAGAACGGCGCTTGGAGCAAGAATACAGTCAGAAAATGCGAGAGGTTGAACGTGCTAAGGCTGCTGCAAAGAAAGTGGAACAAGACACGGCCAAGGCAATCAAAGATGCGGAGGAGAAAGCCAAGCGAGAAAAGGAGAAAGTTGAGCGAGATAAGAAGAACAAGGAAATGCAAGAGCATGCCAAAGCGAATCGTGAAGCTATGGACAAACTGATAAAGCAAAAAGCAGACCAGGAAAAGATGTTCCATGACGAAGCATTGCAACGTGGAATTGCACGTAATACATTGCGCAAGATGGAAGAACAAAACAAGAAGAACGAAGAAGCAGCCAAAAAATTGAAAGGTGGCTGGAGCACGCAGAACATTGAAACCGGCAAAAATGCCGATAGTGAGATAAAAGAGCAGCAGCAGTATCATGCCATTTTGAACAAAGAAATTGCGAAGAGTGACACCAAGTTGAAGACATTGGTCAAACGCAATGTGGTTGGAAAAGGTAAGATGAAAGGCAAAGGACAGAACTTTGCATCAATGGATTTCAAAGAATCGGCTGCAGGCAAAGACCCAGACCTTTCAAAGGCAGATTTAGAAACAATGTTGGCTCAGCAGTATGATCCATACTACAAAAAGGACTATGCGGATATGAGCAAAGATGAGATTGCCAAATTCCATGATAGGTTATGGGGTGACCAGCAACTGTCCAACGACTTTGTCAAGTTGAACTGGAGCAATTATGATTTTTTGCTCAAACGCTACAAAATCCCACGTGATGTAGGCATTGAGAAGTTTCGCAAAGACCAAAACAAGGACGGTGTGTATCGCAGCGCACGCGGATATAAATTCCCCAAGAGTTCTGCAGCGCAACGTGATGAAGCCGCACGCTGGACAACAGAGCAGGTGGTGAATGATAAAGTGAGCGAACAATTGGATGTGTTGCAAGACAAGAAAGATGATATTGCAAAACGTCTTCTATCTGCCACCGAGCAGAAAACGCGCGATGATTTAGAGAAGTTGAAATCGGATTTACAGAAGCAGATTGATGACCTTAAGAAGCCATCAGGAGGCCGTGTTGGAAGACCAAGCAAGATGCGCAAAGTTGGTGGTGAAAAAGAAGAAAAAGAGAAAGAGAAAGAGAAAGAGAAAACTGGTAGTGAAAAGTTTGCCGAAAAAATAATCAAGGGCAAAGAGACACTGGACAAGGGTATTGGTAAGGTTGGACAAATGGTAGATCTGGCGAACAAGGCCAAGGGTGTGTATAACAAAGTGGATAAGTTCCTGGACAACATTAAGCCGATAGATCCGAATCTGCCAGCATTGGAGATTGCAAAGGAGGAGACGCGCAAGGATACGGACTTTCAAAACAAGGTCCTAAGTTTGCTGGACAACTATGATGAACTGGATGCAGCGGAGGCCGAGGCGGAATACGAAAAATTGGTGAAGGAATACCAAGCGCAACTGAAGAAGATAAGCGACCGTGAGGCACGGCAGAAGCGCATTAAGGAATCTGGATATGGCAAATCCAAGCCCAAGGATGAAGAGAATGTCATGTTTGAAATCCAAGAAATTCCCAGCACTAGTAAATTGATGCGACATGTCAAAGTGAAAGGCGGAAATGAACCAGCAGAAGCGAAGCCAGCAGAAGAAGCGAAGCCGGCAGAAGAAAAGAAGCCAGCAGTGGATAGAATGAAGCAATTGGAAAAGGCAATTGATGTGGCTGATAAGGTTGCAAGTCAATTGGAGAAATTTGATGGCTCCAAATACAAGGAAGACCGCACCAGTGATAAGGTTGCACGTAAGCCGACTGCACCTACCAAACACAATCGTGGATCGGCCAAACCATTGACACAATGGATGGAGCATGTGAAAGGATTTAAAACGAGCCATCCAAATTTAAAATATAGTGAAGTATTAACGCAAGCCAAATTATCTTACATGCCGTTGAAAGGAACCGGACTGCCTGACCGCAGCATAAGTGGTGGTGGTGCTCAGCTCCTTGGTGCCGCTGGTCAGCTCCTTGGTGCCGCCGTTTCAATTGCACCCAGCGATGGGATGGGCAAAAAGTCCAGCGCATGGTCAGACCATGTTAAGGCGACGAAAGCAGCCCATCCTGGAAAGCTGCTCAAAGAAATTTTGAAATTAGCATCAGCCAGCTATAAAAAGAAATAAAACAAATTTATTATAATATAAAATATTAAATATATCATAATAATATACAATCAAATGGTGCTTCAAAGTTTAATCAATGCGCAACGCGCTGACATCACGGAGTATGATAATCGTATGCAGTCACGTGTCTTTGCACAAGCGAAAAAACAGGTGGCAGTGGCAACTGATGACTACATGCCGTTAGAGTTGGACACGAAATTGTTCAAGTTTGAATTGACAAAGTTGGTGAGTGATATTGATGCGGATGCGCAGGGATTGATTGCAGCGATTCCCACTGCAAATGTGCGTGACAAGATAGATGCATCCAAGATGCTGAATGACTACAACAAGATGTGTAATTATTTGAATTCGCGTCCGTATCGTGCGCTCTCAACGCGTGAGCAGAACGAGATTCTGGAAAGCATCAACCCTCTGAGTGATCCAATCAATACTATTATTTTGATGGCGTATGACAATGCTGACCGTATCTCACGTGAGCGAGGAGCACGTGCTGGAATCACTGTGCGTGAATATTTCCCGCTCATCAATGAAGTGAAAATGATGTATGAGAATCTGACAGTGCAGCGATACGACATAATTCGCAGCAGCCAGTTGGCAAAAGATATTAACATAGCAATCAAAGAAGCGCGACCTGCAGTTCTGGCTGCATCTGAGCAGATAGAAACGCGGGTTCCTACGGTGTTGCCTGCGGCTCTAGTGCCGGGTCCCAAGCCTCCAGGCACTCCAGCACAACGGCAGCCCGGCGGCCAACCGGGTGCTTTTATTGGCATGCCGCAAGTGGGAGACGTGGCTCCTAATGGATACACATTCACACAAGCAGATATTACACGTTTAGGACAGATTGATACTGAACAGCAGCGAGTGCAAACTGAGAAACGTAGGTTGGAAGGTGAATTGCCAAGATTGCAAACTGCTCTTACACGGTCTGAAAGCAAACTTGCAGCTGCAGATACAAAAATACAAACAGGAGGGATGAGTGCAGCAAAACTAGCACGCGCACGACAGAATAAAACAGAGGCTGAAGCCGATATAGCACAGCTCCAGCCACAAATCGGTCAAACACAAACTGATATTCAAAATGTGGATCAAGATTTGGCTCGTTTGAGTGCTGAAAAACAGGGCATCCTGTCAGGCGGAGTTGCAGCATTGCCACAGCAGCAGCAGGCGGGTGCAACGAGACAAGGTCTTATTGCACAATTGGATGCTGTCATGCAACAGCTGGGTGCGAACATACCATCCACGACCAATATTGGATACGAATATGTTGGCAATGGTGAAGAGAATGATTTGATGGGCGGCACTGCGGCCGCAAGCGATGCTCAACTGGCTGAGTATCTGCAGGTTGGACAGGACACGTTGGCACAACAAGCGCAGCAACAGGGAGGTCAGCCACAGCCGCAGCCAGGCCCTGCACCAGCGCAACAGGGATACGTCACACAGCCCGCTGCTGTTCTCACGCAGCCGTATTTGGATGCAATTTTGGCATACGAAACACAGGCAGGAATACCAGCATCACAGGATCCAGCAGCTGCATTTGCGGCGCTTCCCCAAAACCTTCAGCAAGAACAAATTGCGGCACATGGTGATGAAGCAGGCGCGATTCGTGATGGGTTTGAACCGATGCTGGACCAAGTTAATATGCAACGAGCCGCATATGCGCGAGCAAACCAAGTTGGAATGGATTCATTGATTGGCCAAGCCAAACCAAAATCAATGAAGCCAATTTCTCGCGCGGTCAAAGCGATGGCAGAGCATGCAAAGCAGATTGCGAAGGATATGTTCATGGCCCGCCGGCGAATCCTGATGGGTGGCAGCATCATTCCCAAAACCATTTTGAACGAGGGGTTGTATGATCATTATTGAGGCACTGATTATAATTTAAATATATTCATTATATACATATTTATATAATGGATATTCTCTCAAAGGAGCCAACCCAGAAGCTGTTGAAATACATTCACGCGCTGCAATGGGCGAACAATGCAATTGACATCATTGGTTCATCCAGTCTGGCAGCCAATCGCTACAAAACGGACTTTGATTTTACGAGTGATATTCGCAAAAGCACACGTAGTCAGCCGTATGATAAAATAATGAAGATTCTAAAAAAGGTGACACGTCTTCCAGGCATGTATTTTATTGAAATCAAAATCCAGATGAAAGATGGCACTAAAATAAAGCATCAGTCGCTAGACAGTATTAAGCCAGAAGATTTTGAGGATCTCTCAAAAATTGAATTTGTCAAGTTGGATTTCGTCGCATTCATTGAGCAGAAGTGGCACGAAGTGAGTGTGAATTATTTCTTTGACACAACTGCAAAGAAGTCTGCAGAGTATGTGAGAGAATTGAAGCAGGAATATGACGAACTCGTTGCAGACAAACAATTGTACAAGGCATTGAAACGTCGGTTTAGTATTTTCAAGCTGCAAGGCAAGAAGGCACAACTGGTTGAACTGATGAAATTTTTCAACTCGGAAAATGGTGCCAAATATGCGCAAGCCGCTCAACTGGGTGCCATCCAGCGCCTGCTGGAAAAGGACATGACACCTGATGTCCTGCGGAAAGTGCAAACGCAATTGAGTGTCCTAGATGTGAAGGACATTAATCAACAGAATGTAATTAGCAAAATCAAATCACGACAAAGAGAGATAAACGAAGAAATCAATGAAGCTGCAAAGATATATATATAATAAATAATTAAAAAATAAATAATGGTATAATAGTAACATAATGCTGACATTTGAAAATACAAAGAATTCTAAACCTATTGTGAAAATCGTTGGCGGTGCGCGCGATAGAGAAATCATTTATTTGGATCCAGAGCGAGGGGATGACAGTGCAGAATATTTTGATGAGTTCCGTTTGCCAGACGACGACGAAGGCAAAATGCAAGTGCTGCATAATAACAAAACGGAACGTGAAATTTGCTACATACAAGGAGCGAGCGGCAGCGGTAAGTCATACTGGACATCAAAATATTTGGAAGACTACAAGCGTAAGCATCCCAAGAACCTGCTGGTGCTCTTTAGCAACGTAGATGATGACGAGTGTCTGGACAAACTGGGAGTCAAGCGAATCAAACTGAGCGACAACCTGTGGGAAGAGCCGTTGAAATGTGGCGACTTCCAAGATATGTGTGTCATCATGGATGATGTGGATTCCATCAGCGATCGCAAAATCCGGATGGCAGTCCTAGCCATTCTAAATGAAATTCTGCAACAAGGACGGCACCATAATACCACGTGTCTATTAACGTATCATGCGCCAACTGGTGGTCTCATGACACGAATGATTTTGAATGAGAGTCACAAGGTGGTGGTCTTCCTGCAGTCAGGCACGAATCGTGGGATGAGATATTTGCTAGAGAACTACTGTGGCATTGACAAGGACGATGTGAAAAAATTGAAACGAGAGAAAACACGTGCAACCTGTTTCCATAAGAACTATCCACAGATGGTTTCAAATGACAAGATGATACGGATGCTTTACAAGGATGCCGAGGAGGAGGAGACGTAAAGCATATATGAAAAATGTATATAAATATAATCTTTACATACATTACAAACAATGACCACGACGATAATCCCAGAGCTGACGCAGGAGTTGCAACAGAAGTTGAGCGCACGCCTGCATGGAGGCAAGCCATTGTCTGAGAGCTCAATCAAGCTGTATTTGACGAATCTCAGAAAATTGAATGATGGTGAGCCAATCAAGAACCTGAAGTTTTTGGATAAGCCAGAACTGATTAAGGAGAAGCTGGCAGATTACAAGCCAACCACTGCCCGGACATTTTATATTGCAATTGTGAGCTGTTTAGCAGTCCTAAAAGACAAATCCAAGAAGATGGAGAAGATGTGGAAGACATACACAGAGCAGATGCTTACCCTGAACAAGGATGTGCAAGTGCAGCGGGCATCGGGAGAGAAAACGGAGACGCAGGCAGCAAATTGGATTGAGCCAGAAGAAATTGAGAGCAAGTATGAAGCGCTGAAAACAGCAGTGGATGGGTTCAAAGATTCAGCCAAAATCAACAAGGGTCAATATACCAAATTGCTGCAATATATGGTATTTTCTCTCTACAAATTGATTCCACCAAGGAGGAATTTGGATTACCAGCAGATGTATGTTTGCAAGAAGGCGCCAACTGCTGATGAGGATAAGAACTTTTATGACGTTGATGCAGGTGAGTTTTTTTTCAATCGGTTCAAGACGGCTAAGATGGAGGGTCAGATCATGATGAAGGTTCCAACCGAACTTAAGGAGGTGATTGATTTGTATCTCAAGCACCAGCCGCTGATGCGAGACACGAAGAAGTTGAAAACGTTCTGCATACCCTTTTTGGTTTCATTCACAGGAGAGAAATTAGATAAAATTAACAGCATAACAAGAGTGCTAAATGCAATATTCTCTCCCAAAAAGATTGGCTCAAGTATGATGCGTCATTTCTATCTCAGCAACAAATATGGTGACGTGTCAAGCGAGATGAAAGAAGATGCGGCAGCCATGTCTCATTCCATTGCAACCCAAAAAGAATACATATTGAAATGATTTAGTAAAAGCATTTAAAATAATTATCTCATGATAATGTGGGAACGGAATTTGTTCCTAGTTGCAAAAACACTCCTCCCATTTTAACCCGCAACTCATAACCGATGTGGCGCAGAGGAAGCGCGCGGGGCTCATAACTCCGAGGTCACTGGATCAAAACCAGTCGTCGGTAGTGGTCGCATGTCAAATTTAAAAAGATTGTTTTTAAATTTGAAAGTAATTAAATATTATATCTTTAGGAGTGTATAGATGGAGAACGAGATTGTGATGAGTGTGTCGCCGCTAGGGACGACAGAATGGACGCATTATGATGTGATTGGAGATGCAGTGGAAAATGAAGCCAAATTCAAAAATAAGCAAGCGTATATGCGGGCTTATTATCGTGAGCATTCAGAAAAACTTCGCACGAGAGATGGTGCGCGATTCTACAAAGTGAAGCATGGATTCACAGACGAGCAAATTGAGACATTGGGATTGGAGGAGGTGCGCCGGATTGTGAGATTGCGCAAGGTGCTGGACATCAAGGAGTTGCCCAAAATGTTGGTGGATTATTTGCCTAGCATACAGGATGAGATGTATGAGTACAAGATGGAACACATGAATGAGTGCATTGAATGCACGAATGAGATTCAACCCGATCTCAATATCAAGCCAATGTTTTTGAAAAAGCGAAAAGAACCTGCTCCATTAATGCAGCCAATTGCGCCACCAATTGTTCAGCCAATCGTGACCGAGATAGTGGAGAATGGATGGAGGACGAATTCAAATGGAGCCATCAAGATAGAAGGTGGAAAAATCTCATTTGCATTGCGGCCAAAGGGGTTCTAACGGCCTAACGGCCGTGTGCGCGCTACGCGCGCGTGCCGGGGTTGTTAGATTATTACGGTAAAACACCAAGTGCATGATTTACATTATTAATGTAAATTATGAGACCATAACTGTAGTCATTTCCTGTAATATACGAGGAATAATGCTGCATTATTATATTATTTAATGCAAATAGATTATTTACATCATATATGCAGTCATGATTTACCGTAATAATGTAAAACCCCGCCGCAACCCGCCGAAAGACGCCCCTAATTGCTCGTAAAATGGCTATAATCGCACACAAATGGCTTTGTCGCATGATACGATGTTGAATACTCCGGCAATGGTTCATCCACATTCACTGCAATTGGAGGTGGTGGTGATGGTGGTGTCAAATGCGCTGACAGTTCTTTGCGATTGACACCACAACAGCATTTGATGCATGCATCATCCACCTTGGTTGGTTTCTTAGTTTGTTGAGATGAGAGAAAATGCAATTGATATGCAAAGCCAAAAAATGACATTTATTAATTATTAAAATATAAATATATAATATATTTTATATCTATATTATATAAAATTATAAGGGATGTCCAATGCCTATCTATTAGATCCAAACACGCAAACGATTCTTCCACAGTTTTTGCCTGATTATCCCCAGCCTGGTCCTGGACCTTCACCTTTTCCACCATCAGAGAACCCCAACCTGTATTTTGAGTTCCCAGACCAGACTGGCAACACCTTTCCAACTCCTGCACAATTTCAAAAATATCAACAGGTTAGTATTCAAGCAAACCTTCAGCAACAGTTTGAAGACCTGCATTGCCCACTCGTTGGTGCCATTGGCCAACCAATTAAATTTAGCAATGGTGGCCCAATATGTGTTGGACAAATTGATGAAGGCATCACCACCACCGTGTTCAATCTACTCGCAGTTCAAGTAGGTGATTCTCTCACATTTGTAGCCGTTCATGACGGTTTCATTTTTGCAGTTGGACAAACCATTGAAATTACATATTCTGCTACAGATATTGTGACTGGAACCGTCACCGCAGTTGCTGGAAGTCAAATCACATTCACTGTTGTCACTGTCGCAGTTGCAGCATATGTCCCCGCGCAGATTTATGCATCCACTCCCGCTGCACCTGCTGCTGGACAAACTACTATTTATGGTTCTGCAACTGATCCAATTACTCCTATTTCTTATCCTCCATTCAAACCACTTTCCAATTTCATTGTTACGAGTGCTAATGTATATATATGTCAAAGCAATGCTGGCCCAGGCACATTTGTTGTTAATCTATTAGATACAAATACACATGCTTCTTTGGGAGTAAGTTCCAATACACCTGCTTTGACTATTCCACCATCCAATATCTTACCCGATTTAAGACAA